GCCGGGTCTCATCCTTCGACGCTGAGGCCCGCTGGCCTGTCGCCTGGGCGGAGATCGACCACGTAGAGGGCGGCTGGGCGAACGACCCGCACGACATCGGCGGCGAGACCTACCGGGGGATCGTCAAGAAATGGCACGCCAAGAAGCACTTTCCCGAGTGGGCCAGGGGCGAACGCCTACCGACAGACGCCGAGGTTGAGTGGTTCTACCGAGCGGGGTACTGGGAAGGGCTGACCGGCCCGATGATTCCGTTCTTCTCCGATCGCATGGTCCGGGCATATATCGGCGTCCTCATCAACGTCGAGGACCCCAACTTCAGGACGAAGTGGCCGCCGAGTGAAACCCTGAAGCTCCTGCAACTCTCCCTGAATGTCTGCGGAGCCGATCTAGCGGTCGATGGGGAGCTTGGAGACCAAACCCTCCACGCGCTCGCCGCAGCCGACGAGGGGAGACTGTACGACGCCTTTCGGGCCGCTTACCTGGGCCGCCTAACCAAAAGCAAGACCTGGGGCCGCCATAAACGCTCCTGGGCACGACGAGTAAGGACTGTGGCCTGATGACCAACAAGACCCCCCGGCTGCCCGAGGCAATACCCGCAATGACCATACCTATAACCAAGAAGCGATCGGTGTCCATCCCGAGCATTCAGACCCATCGCCTTTTGGCTGTTGTCGGGTTCTGCGTCGTCTATGTGTTCCTCGGACATACCGTGGTTGCCCAGTCGATCGTCCGCGATCAACAAGGGCGTACCGACAGAGTGAATCAGAGGGTGGATGAGGCCGTGCGCGACCTGTCAGCGGTCATGCGCCAACTCGCCGCCCACGAGTCCACTATCGGACACCCCGAGATGGCCGCCAGGGTGCTCGCCCTGGAGAGCAAGATGGAGCAGTCTCAACTAGAGATCGCTACGTTTCGCGGACAGTTCCTCGGGGGCGGGGTTTTGGCTACGGCGTTGATTGCCGGGCTTCAGATCCTTGGATTGCTAGGGGTTCGGCTGAACAAGCTAACTCCATAGCGCTCGCCCTCTTCCGGTTCTGGGTCTTGAGGGCTGCGGGACTCGCGTGGCTCGTCGTTGGGCTTCGGCTGGCGTTCCACCCGCGCGTGGTCTCCTACGACACGGGGCTGATGGGCGTGGCGCTGATCCTGGCCGGGCTCCCGATGGTTACGCCCATGTTCGTTCACGGCGACGCGGCCAGTCTGTTTCGGGCGATCGTCTCCGGGCTTTCAGCGGTTGCGCTGGTCGGGTCGCTGGCGATGGGCAGGCGCGAGTACTGAGCCCAGCTTGACCATAATGTGGGCACGCTGTACGATTGCTCTATAAATGGTTAACAGGATCGTCGCCCACGGGGAGGAGTCGCCAGCCGCATTAGTGGCGAACCCGGAGAATTGGCGCAAGCATCCAAAGGCCCAACGGGCGGCGCTCGGCGGCATCCTCTCTGAGGTTGGCTGGGTCCAGTCCGTTATCGTCAACCAGCGCACCGGGCGGCTAGTAGACGGCCACCTGCGGGTTGAGGTCGCGGCGGCCAACGGGGAGGATATGGTCCCGGTCGCCTATGTGGATCTCAGCGAGAACGAAGAGCGGGCCATTCTCGCCACGCTCGACCCCCTGGGGGCGATGGCCGACAAGGATCGCGAGCAGCTTTCGGCGGTTCTTGAGAGCATCGAATCCGACGACAGCCTAGGAGCCGTGCTCTCGGCGGTAGCCGCAAAGAACGGCGTCGAGTATTCGATACGGGAAGTCGCCCCGCCCACGGCCAAGAAAACATCAGACGAAGAGCTAGCCGACCTCCTGAAGAAATGGGAAGTGAAGACCGGGGACCTATGGTCCGTGGGCAGGCATCGCGTCAAGTGCGGGGATAGTACGGACCCCGAGGCTGTAGCCGCGCTGCTGGACGGAAAGCGGCCTGGGATGATGGTGACAGACCCGCCGTATGGGGTTAGCTATGACGCCACCCAGCGCCCAAGTAGTTCGCATGGCAAAGTGACGAACGACGATCGAGCCTCGTGGGGCGAGGCGTGGGAGCACTCCCCGGCGAAGGTCGCGTATGTCTGGCACGCAAGTGCGCTAGTCTCCGCTACCGCAGATGCGCTCAAGGCTAGCGGCTATGAGATGCGCGCACACATCATTTGGAGGAAGCCTTTCCTCATACGAGGGCGGGGGCATTACCACTACCAGCACGAGTCTTGCTTCTACGCAGTTCGCAAGGGCGCAAGCGCTGGCTGGCGGGGGGATCGGACGCAATCGACCGTCTGGGATATCGACCACAACCAGCCAATTGACGAGAAGACTCCGCACAGCACCGAGAAGCCCGTCGAGTGTATGGAGCGCCCGATCCGCAATCACTCCGGCGATGTTTACGATCCGTTCCTCGGCAGCGGCACCACGCTCATCGCCGCCGAGCGACAGAACCGCACCTGCTACGGCCTGGAGATCGAGCCCAGGTATGTGGCACTGATCCTCGATCGATGCTTGTCGGCGGGGCTGGAGGTTAAGCGTGGCTAAGGGGCAAGAGGGGCTGAGGCCCGCCGACAAGCGGCACCCGCTGACGGCCCAGGCGCTGGAGAAGCGCACCCGAGCCCTCGAACTGCGCCGCGCCGGGCTGACGTACCGCCAGATCGGGGAGCAGATCGGGTTAAGCTCCACGGCGGCCTGGAAGCACGTCAAGACCGGGATTGACGCCGCCCGAGCGGAGATCGCCGAGACTGGGGCCGAGGTGTTGGAACTAGAGCTTGACCGACTCGATGGGATGCTTCGGGCTCTCTGGCCGAAGGTCCTGGCCGGAGACACGGACGCGATACGCACATCCCTGCGCGTCCAGGAGCGCCGCGCTCGATACCTAGGACTCGACCAGGCCGACAAGCTCGAGGTGTCCGGGCCGGGCGGCGGCCCGATCCGCACGACGCACGAGATCCACGCCGAGCTACTGGAGAAGGCCAACCGGCACGCCGAGGCGCTGGAGATGGAGGCAGACGCGAACGGCGTTTACGTGAACGGCAACGGGGCCAACGGGGTGAACGGGCATGGATGAAGAACTTAAGACCGTAGAGGACTTCTGGCGCGATCTGGTCGATGGATGTACGTACTACGACGTGCGGACTTCTCGGAAGCTGGAGGACGGCGCAGCAAGAACCCTAGTCCGTATCGGACTGGACCCACTGAGGAGCAACACCGTTGCCCATGCCAAGGCGGCCATGCGGGCGGCTGATGTAGCGATCGATTGCAGGGGGCGATTTGAGGGCATGGGCGACCCGTTCGATCAGCCGGTAGAGTACAACCAGGAAGAAGAGGGCCTTCCAGATTGGGCGGCAGGAGCACTGCTGGGCCTCATCGTGGGGCTCTTCTTGGCGGCCTTCATAGTGGGAGGCGCAAGTGGATAGGATTCTCACCGGCCTGCTCGTCCGCCTCTACGTCTCTGGCGAGTGGGGCTTCTCGGCTGTCGTCTACGCCCTGCTGGCGGTCGTGGCGCTGGTGAGCCCGGATAGGTCCTGCGACTGGGCGGCGCGGTACGAGGCGTGGCGGTGAGCAATATCGCGCTCCTCATGCTTTCCCCGACTGGGCATCTCTGGCAAGCTGACCATATCGTCCCCGTCGTTGAGGGCGGTGGAGAGTGCGGATTGGAGAACATCCGCACGCTCTGCACTAGCTACCACAAGTCCGAGACAGCCAAGCTCCGCAAGCGGATGGCGGGCAAACCGGAGGCGGCTTGAACCTCTCTCCCCTAGAGGTCGTCGCTCGACTCCCGCCCTCCGAGCGGGCCGGGTTCATCGAATCCCTCCCGCCTGATGTCCTGGCGCGCCCGTGGCGCTTCACCGCCCGCCCGAATCAAGTCCTCCCGCCTGGGGACTGGCCCGTCTGGGCGATCGTCACCGGAAGAGGCTGGGGCAAGACTCGCAGCGCCGCCGAGGGGGTTATCGACTGGGCGCAGCAGAACTACCCGCGCATCGCCCTCGTAGGCCGTACAGCCGCCGACGTGCGCGACACGATGGTCGAGGGCGAGAGCGGAATTCTGGCGTGCTCCCCTGTGGACTTCCGCCCTCGCTACTACCCGAGCCGCCGTCTCTTGGTCTGGCCTAACGGAGTCGAGGGCCACACCTACTCGGCAGAGGAGCCCAAGTCCCTGCGCGGGCCGCAGCACCACAAGGCCTGGTGCGACGAAATCGCGGCCTGGTTCACGAACGACAAGGACGAACTCTCCCCCAAGTCGGCGAAGCGGGCGGTAGCGGCCTGGGACAACCTCCAGATGGGGCTGCGGCTCGGGGATACGCCGCAGGCGATCGCCACAACGACCCCGCAGCCGGTCTCCCTGGTGCGGAAGATCCTGGCGGACCTGGCGAACCACGTCACGCGCGGCCACATGGACGACAACCGGGGGAACCTCCCGGCGAAGTTCCTGGCCCACATGAAGGAGAAGTACGGCGGGACTCGGCTTGGGCGCCAGGAGCTAGCCGGGGAACTGCTGAGCGACGTGCCCGGCGCCCTATTCACGCGGGATCGGATCGACGGGCCTAGGGTCAGGATCAAGCCGGACCTCCATGCGGTCGTGATCGCCGTCGATCCAGCCGTCACGAAGACCGGGGACGAGACCGGGATCGTAGCGGCGGGGCAGGGGATGGATGCGCGCGGTTACTTGCTGGAAGACCTCTCGGCGAACCTATCGATGCAGGGCTGGGGACAGCGGGCGGTGGGCGCGTACTACAAGCATCAGGCCTGCATGATCGTCGCGGAGCGGAACAACGGCGGCGATCTGGTCGAGCAGAATATCCGGCTCATAGATCCGAGCGTGCCGGTCCAAACCGTCTGGGCCTCGCGGGGCAAGGTCAAGCGCGCGGAGCCGGTTGCGCTGCTCTACGAGCAAGGCAAGGTCTCCCACGTCGGCGAGTTTGACCAACTCGAAGACGAACTCTGTCTATTCACCCCCGAGGGGGGCTTCGCCGAGTCTCCCAACCGGGCCGACGCGCTGGTCTGGGCGTTCTGGAAGCTGTTTATTGAGCAGCAGGAGCAGCAGTTCACGGGGGCCCGACTACCTGAAACGCAGATGATCTCTCCGGTATGACGAAGCCCTACACAAACTACGACCGAGCCAAGCGGGCGAAGTGGCGACGCGAGCATAGCCCGTGCCTCTATGCGCGTCTGCGGGTCGTCCTGGTTCTGGTTGCGGCGGGCTTGGCCACGGGAGGTCTCCTGAGTCTCCTGGACTCAGCATGGTCGATCCTCCCGATCCTGGCGACTGACTGCGCCGTGGCGAACTGGGCCGCCGTCCGTCTGTGCCGGATAGACGACGACGAGCGAGGCGGCGCCCTGTGACCCAGCAAGACCAAGTACTCCGAGCCGTCTTGCGAGGATACGGGACGGCGCCCGACATCGCCAAGGCCCTCGGGCTCGACAAGCGCGCGACTTCGACCTACCTGATAGCCCTTGAGCGGGCCGGTCGTATCGAATGCACCGGGATGCTAGGCCGCACCAAGGTCTATCTGATCCCCACCAGACGAGCCGGGCATCCTTGCCAGAGGCCGCGACAATCCCCCTCGTGAAGGCCCCGGAACCCCTTAAGCGCGTAGCCCGGAGTCTCCTGGCGGAAGAGTTCCGCAATATCCGCTCTGACCACTACGCCCAGGAAAGCTCGATTGCGGCCCTACGGGAGCAGATCGCAACTCAGGGGTGGATGCAACTTGGGGCGGGGACCGACTCGTTCGGGCACTCCGATCTCAACCGGCTGATCCCGCTGGCTCGCGCGTGTGCGATCAAGCATCCGATGGTCGTACGCGGCCTCGCCGTGCGCGGCTACTATGTCTGGGGACAGGGGTTCAAAGCGACCGCAGACGGCGACGCAGCCCAGAAGGCCGTAGACGATTTTCTCGGCGACAAGCGAAACCGAAGCCAACTATCCGGCCATCAAGCGCGCATCACGCTCCAGCGGGAGCGCGACACCACGGGCAACGTGTTCTTCGCGCTCCACGGCAAGAACAAGGCTGGGACCGGACTCCCGATCCCCCAGGTCCGCTCCGTCGAGTTTGAGCAGGTCAAAGAACTGATCCGCGATCCCGACGACTCGGCGTCGATCTGGTTCTACCGGCGAGAGCGCGAAGTAGCCACGGATCTCGGCGGCCAGACGAACAAGACGCTCAACACCTGGCATCCCACGCTGGACTTCCTTCGGGAGAAGGGCAACGCCCGCCCTAAGACGATCAAGGGCTCGGAGGTCCTGTACGACGTTCCAATGGTTCACCTTCGGGCGGGCGGATTTGACCACTGGGACTGGGGTATCCCGAAGGTCTACCCGGCTCTGGACTGGGCGCGCGCGCACACCCGTTTCCTGTCGTCCTGGGACGCCGTGGTCCAGGCGCTCGCCCGCTTCGCTGCCCAGGTCACTGGCAAGGGCGCGAAGCCGACCGACGTAGCCGGGGCTAAGGGGCTGTTCGATACAACGCTGGATACGACCTCCAGCGAGACGAACCCGCCGCCGCCCGCTGGGTCGCTGTTCGTCACGTCCGACCAGTGGAAGTACGAGCCGATCAAGGCCAACGGAATGGCCGTGGACGTTGAGGACGCCAAGGCGTTCCGGCTCATGATCGCCGCCGCTTTGGACGTTCCCGACCACATCCTCTCAGGCGACGTAGATCAAGGCAACCTCGCGACCGGTAAGACGCTCGATCGACCGACCGAGTTGGCGATGCAGAACGAGCAGCAAGCCTGGGCCGAGGGGCTAGAGGATATTCTGGCGTGGGCGGTAGACCCCGCGATGAAGAGCGAGAAGGCCGCCGAGGTCTCCATCACCTTCCCGCCAATCCTGGAGGCCGATACCGCCGCGATCCTCGCGGCTATGACCGAAGCGCTGGGCGTCGAGATCCCGGCCTCGCTCCAGGGCGGGGAACTGGCGATCTGGGAGGAGATCCTAGAGACCGCTGGATTCGCCGAAGCCGAGAAGATCCTGGCCGCATCCTTCGACTCCAAGGGCGACCCGAAGGCCAGGACCGAGCGAGAGGCGCGGCTCCTGGAGATCGTCAAGCGGGCGCGGCGTGACTGACCGGGAAATCCTGCTAGAGGCCGAGACCAAGGCCTTTCGCGGCGAGGTCGCCTCGGTCTTCGCGGCCCAGGCTGAAGCCCTCATCGCCGAACTAAGACAGTACGAGAGTCGATTCGCGACCGAGGGGCCGATCCGGGACCGGGAGTACGAGTCCGCCCTGGACGCCGCGCTCGCGGAGACGAACGAGACGCTGGCCGAAGCCTTCGGAGTCCACGCCGGGGAGGCGATGGCGCTAGGGGGCGCGGCGGCGATCACCGAGCTACAGCTTTCGGTGGAGTTCCGATTCGACCTGGAGAACCCGAGGGCCGTTCGCTATCTGGAGCAAGCGGGCGCCCGGATGGTGACCGCCGTCTCGGAGACCACGAAGGGCCGGATACGCCGGGTGATCCTGGAGGCCTTCGAGGATGAGGTCTCCTGGAAGGAACTTGCCAAGCGGATTCGCACCGGCTTCCGCAACATGGGAGCGCGCAAGCCTCAGAAGCACATCCGCGACCGCGCGGAGTTGATCGCCGTAACGGAACTCGGTAACGCCTTCGAGGAGGCGGGCATGGTTGCAGCCAAAGACCTAGCGGCGGGTGGGCTCTTGATGGAGAAGAAGTGGCTTCACACGGGGGACGAGAGAGTTACCCCGGAATGCCGGGCGAACGCGGCGCGGGGCTGGGTTCCTCTCGCTGAGATCTTCCCGAGCGGCCACGGGCGGCCCCTGCGGTTTCCCGGCTGTCGCTGCGCGCTGTCGCGGCGGATGCAGCGGGACCGCTAGAAGCAGAACAGCCGGAGGAGATTGCTCTCCCCCGGCTCCCTTTGCTCGATAGATACGGCGGGTAGCCAAGCTGGTTAAGGCATTCCGTTTTCGCTCTGCCGGTTTGCACCCGCCCGCTCGCATCTCTGTCGCCTTCGTACTCTAACATGAAATGAGCCCTAAAGGTGATATCATGAGCCCACGAAAATGGTCACCGATCAGGCCGCCGAACGGCGCAGCGCCGCCAGCCGAAAAGCCGCTCTCGCGCGGTGGAGCAAGGTACGCTCCAGGGAGCGCCGCCCTCGAAAGCCCGCGACGATCAACGAGCAACAGCTGCGACGGCTAGCGGCGGCGATACTCCTGCGGGCGCTCGATGATCTGATCCTCCCTCCCGATACCAGCAAGCGGACCCCCGGCGAGCGCCAAGAGAGGGCCGAAGCCATCCGCAGCGCTGCGGCGTTCTTCTCACTCCAGCGGTCGCACGATTTCCGATGGGTCTGTCGAGCACTCGACCTTCGCCCCGGCCCTGTTCTTCGAGTGGTCTACGGGGACCGGGCCAGCCTGATCGAGCTTGTCGAGCGGATGCGCTACCACTACCTGGACGAAGGCTACACCCACCCAGGGCCGAGTGCGAGCGTGGTTAGAGCCCGCCAGACGCGGGCAATAGGAGGCCAGACCGAGTACGGACCGGTCTACATAGAGCGGCCTGGCCGCAAGCACTACCAGCCCTTCTGATCGAGTCGCATCCTTGGCAGCGGGCGCGACCATCCCCCCGTGCCGAAGAGCTTCGACCCCAAACGGACGCAGCGACGACTACGAGAGATCTTCGCCCGCGTCCGCAGTGCCGTTGAATCGACCGGCGCCCTGTCCCCCGAAGAGCTAGAGGCCGCGACCCGGAAGCTCGCGAGCGAGGCCGCCGAGATCATCGACAAGGGCAACTCGACCCGGCGAATCTTCGATCTCGTTCGCGAGAAGCTGAACGAAAACGCCGAGTCCAAGGGCTACGCCTGGGCTGTCGAGTGGTTCGCCGATTCCGTCGTCTTCGAGCGTGGCGGGTCCGACGAACTCTACATGGTGGACTTCGAGGTCTCCGAAGGCGAGACGGTCACGCTCGGCGAAATCAAGCGCGTACGACGGGTCTATCAAGAGATGGCCGTGGACCCGAAGCCGGTCCCGGCGCACGAGACCCGCGTCCGCACCACCGAAGCCGTACAGGTCGAGGCGCAAGAGTCGCTATCGGGCGGCATGGTGAAAATCATCCAGCCGGGCGAAGGCTCTACCGGCAATTGGCTGGCGGAAACCCTCCGCCGAGACGGGCCTCAGGCCTTCCCGAAGGGTACGCACATGTATTGGGATCACCCGACCGCCTCGGAGCAATTTGAGCTTCCCGAGCGCAGCGTCGAGCGGCTGGCGGCGACGCTTGCCGAAGATGCCAAGTGGATTCAGTCCGGCCCCGAGGGGCCAGGACTCTATGCGTCGATCGCTGTTCGCGAACAGTATTCCCAGTCCGTCCGAGACATGAAGGATTGGATTGGGGTATCGGTGCGATGCCGTGTAGGAATCAGCGAGGCCGGGGATATCGTTTCGATCGATCCCTCGGAATTCAACTCGGTGGATTTCGTCACGGTTCCGGGCGCTGGCGGCAAAGTCGTCGAAGCCTTCGAGAGCGCGGGCCGAGGCCCTGCCAAACCCTTGAAAACACAGGAGAACCAAAAGATGGACAAGGAAATCAAGGACGCCTTTGAAGCCTTGACGGCCAAGGTCGATGCGCTCGCAGAGAGCACGGAGGCCCAGGTCGGCAAAGCTGTCGAGGCCGCCGAGTCGGTCCAGGCCGCCCAGAGCGCCACCGACGAGCGAGTCTTCCGCAACGAGGCCCGCGAGGCCGCCCGCGCGGCGGTCGAGAAGGCCGACCTCCCCGAGGCCGCGAAGGTCCGGGTACAGGAGTCGATCCTCCGCAACGTCCCCAAGACGGACGCGGGCGAACTCGACCACGAGAAGCTGGCCTCCCAGGCCGCCGAAGCCGTGAAGCAAGAGAGCGAGTATCTCGCCTCGGTCACCGGCACCAAGATCACCGGCGAGGGTGGCAGCGCCACTGAGAGCGCCGACGACGCCAAGGAACTGTTCGAGTTCCACCGCGAGCGCCTCGTGCGCGAAGGCATGAGCGACGACGACGCCAAGGCCGCCGCCCAGCGGATGGCCGCCTAAGGGGCCGAAGCCCCCAACAACACAGGAGATTGACGCATGTCCCTCACTCAAGCGTATAAGCGCAACCACATCCTCCAGGTCGCTGCGGCCTCCGTCTCGGCGGGCGACGCGGTTCTCGTCGGGAACTTCCTGACCGGCATCGCCATCACAGACACGGACGGGGACGGAAACGTCGAGATCGATCTCGGCTACGAAGCCTCGTTCCACACCCTCTCGGTCGTCGGCGCGGACGGCAGCGGAAACGCCGCCATCGCGATCGGCGATTTCGTCTACGTGGACGGCTCGGCGGTCAACGCCGACGACGCCAACGGCGTCCTCCTGGGCATCGCCCTCGGAGCCGTTGCGTCCGGCGCCACGACTTCTATCGTCGTGATGCTGCTCCCCGGACCCACCGCCTAAGGGCGCTGAAGCATAGAAGGAGAAATCAAGAAAATGAACATGCTACAAGCCACGGGCGGCCAGTCTGCGAGCGCCGGGTTCACCGCCCCCACCGTCGAAAGCGCCAAGCGCCGCTTGGCCTTCGCGAAATCCATGGACGCCTGGGAGAGCGGACGGCTTTCGGGCCGCCAATTCGTCCAAGAGGCGATGAGTACCGACGACTTCCCGAACGTTCTCGGCGACACGCTGAACCGCGAGGTCCAGGAGGCCTATCGGACCTGGCCGAAGATCTGGGAGGCCCTGGCGGCCAAGCGCCGCGCCAAGGACTACCGGACGCTCAAGTCCTTCACGCCCAACTCGATCAACGGGCGCCTGGCCAAGGTCGGCGAGTTCGGCGCGAACTCCACGACTCAAAACAAGGCCGACCGTACCGCCGTGACCTACTCGGTGGAGGACTACGAGGGCCATGCGTCCCTGTCGCACAAGGTCTTCATCAACGACGACGTGGACGAGTTCTCGCGAATCCCGACCGATTTCGCCGAGGCGGCGGTCCACACGGAGGGCTTCCAGTTCTCCTCGACCTACGTCAACGCCTCCGGCCCGACCGGCCTTACGCAGCTGACCAGCAACCCGGTCTTCGGCGTCACCGGCCTGAAGGCCGCGTTCACGCAGATCCTCAAGTCCACCGATAGCGGCACCGGCGAGCCGATCATGATCGAAGCGCCGGTCTTGGTCATTGGGCCGGGCCTGGCGATCGACGCCGCCGAGGTCATCAAGGCCACCACGATCGAGATGAACACGGCAGCGGGCACCCGCAATCTGTTCACCGAGAACTGGGTCAAAACCATGATCGATAAGGTCGTGGTCGATCCCTACATTCCGATCATCGCCTCCTCGAACGAGGACACCATGTGGTGCCTGATCGCGCAGCCCAAGCTGGGCCGCTCGGCGTTTGAGGCCGCGTTCTTGAACGGCATGGAGCAGCCCCGCATCCTCATCAAAGCGCCCACGGCGCAGCGAGCGGGCGGCGGCGATCCGGCCTTCATGGATCGATCCTTCGAAGGCATGACGGTCGAGTATCTGGTGCGCCACACCTTGGCATTCGCGAAGGTCAACGCGCAGTACGGCTTCATGTCCAACGGTTCGGGCTCCTAGAGCCTGATGCGAGCCCCCTTCCTCCGGGGCACTAACGCCGCAAAGGGGGCGGGTCCTGCATTGCCCGCCCCCACCCCTCTCAGGAGATTCGATGATCCGCAAGGCAAAGAAGAAAGCCGCGGCGCCCGCCATGAAGACCGCAGCCCCGGCTAGGGAGAAGGCGAAGCGAGATCCGCTGCCCTGTCCCGCCACTGCAACGACCTCCACGGGCGAATGGCTGCAAGCGGTTTGCGCTCGGCTGGATCGAGTTATCGAGGCGCTGGATAAGTAGATGCCCTACAACTCCGCAGCCCTGGGGACGAATCAGAACAAAGTACGGCTCCTAATCCCCGATACCGACACAGCGAACGAACTCTTCGACGACGACGAGATCGACGCTTTCCTAAGCCTCCATTCGAGCAACATCTATCTCGCCGCCGCTGAGGCTTTGGAAGTCGCGGCGACGAACGAAGCTCTCCGACTGAAGGTCCAGAAGATCGTCGGGCTGGAGACGGACGGCGCGAAGCTCCTGGACGCGATCCGCAAGCGGGTCAGGTCTCTACGGGAGCGCGGAGCGTCCGGCGAAGGGGAAGCGACGTTCGGCGGCTTCGCTATTGCGAGCCCCGTGCTGACTCCGCAGCAAGCCGTAGACGTGGAGTGGAATCAAGCCCTCAGGAGCGGCTAGAGCGTGCGCCAAGCGACCAGAGCGCACCCGCAGCTAGAGGAGGCCGTCAAGCCGTCCCTAGAGCGAACGGCGACGATCCAGCGAGACCAGTCGGATCAGGACTCCGGCCCCCAGGTAGTGGAAGATTGGCAGGACCTCGCGGGGCATATCGACATTCCATGCTCGCGCGGGGCGGTCTCGACGATCACGAACGCCGAAGGCCGCAGCGCGGCCCTGACACTCGAAGCCAAGAGCTACCGCGTGCTGCTCTACGGCTGGCTCTCAACCGTCACGGTCAAGGACCGGATTGTGTTCGACGACGGGATTGTCTGCGGCATTCTCGGCGTAGAGCGACCGGCTGGCGGCGCGGACCTGACCTACATCCTGTGCGAGCGGAGGACGACGGATTGAGCTTCCAGACGCTACGCCACAAGCTCACCGCCCTCAAGCTCTCGGGGGCTGATCTGGCTCCCGCCGCGATGGCTGGTGGCCTGGAGATCGAATCCGAGGCCAAGGACCGGGCGCCCGTCGATACCGGCACGCTGAAGCGCGACGTGCATACCGAGGTAGAGACCTCGGGCTCGACCGCTACGGCGCTGATCGGCAACTCGAAGCAGGTGCCGTACGCCGCCCCCCAAGAGTTTGGGACCTCGAAGATGGCCGCCCAGCCCTACCTCCGCCCCGGCCTAGACGCGGGGAAGGCCGCCGCCGTGGATTCAGCCGGAGCCGCTATCAAGCATCTCGTTAGGAGTCGCGTATGAGCCTCGTGACCATCCGCGACGCCATCCGCGACGAGTTGGTAGACGCGGGCTCGAACAGCTACGCCCTAGTCGGCACGCGGGTCTTCTATCCGCCCTTTCCCCAGGGGCGGACCTTCCCGCTGCTGACGCTCCAGACGATCTCCGGGCGCCCAGAGCACACGATGGGCACGGCTGCCGGGAACGACGTCTTCTACCGGATTCAGATTTCGGCATGGTCTCCGAGGGCGGATGCCGCCCACGCCGCGCTGGAGGCCGCTATCGCGGATCTAGACGCCGCATCCTTGCTAGGCGTCGAGACAATGCGCCACGTGAAGTTCCGCAGCCTGAACCCCGAATTGTACGAGCCCGAGGCGGGGCTCTACATGATCTCGGCGGACTTTGAGTTGGTGCAATAGATGGCCTCGCAACCGATCCAAAGGCAACCCATCTGGCTCGGCAAGCTGCGGCTCGACGGGCAGATCAACTCGATCGACCTAGACAACCAAGTCGAGGTTGTAGACGCGGCCACGCTGGACGACAAGACGGCTATCGTCGCCGCCACGCGCTTCGGTTTCTCCATGTCGCTCTCGGGCTTCTGGGACACCGCCGACGCAATCGACGGCGAACTGCAAAGCGCGGTCGGTGCGGTGCGCCCGTTCTTCATTGACGTGGCGAATGCGGGAGAGGGCGGGGTGGCCTACGTAGCCAATCCGCTAATCCAGGCGCGGCCCTTCGGCGGCTCGCACGGCCAACTTAACGGCATGTCTATCGCGGGGCTGGCTTCGGAGGTCCCGGCTATCCGGGGAATCCTGGAGTGCATGTCCGAGGGCATCTCGGCGTCCCGCAACACCGGGGGCTCTCAGCTTGGCGCGGTCGCCACGGGCTCGAAGCTCTACGCGGCGATCTCGGTCTCGGGCGGTTCCTCGATTGACCTGGACTCCAAGGTCGTCTCCGACGATAACGGCTCATTTTCGAGCGCAACGGATCGAATTACGTTCGCCAACCTGACGGACCTCGGATACGAGTGGGCCTCGGTTGCCGGACCCATCACGGACGACTACTTCCGCGTGGAGTTGACCGTCAACAGCGGAACCGACCTCGACGTAGCGGTAGCTATCGGGATTTTGTAGGAGACAGACATGGCAAGCCTAGCCCTCAACGACGCCTTTGTATCGCTCGCCGGGACCGACATCTCGGCATTCGTCGAGTCGGTCGATTTGGACTATCAGGTCGAGACCGACGACGACGCCGCGATGGGCGACGACACCGCCATTGTCGCGGCAACCCGCGAGAACTGGTCCGTCTCGATCACGGCTAAGCAGGACTACGGGGCCTCGCAACTCGACTCCGTACTCTGGGCGGCGGCCAGCGGCAAGGTCGCCGTGGCGCTGATCGTGCGCCCGACCTCGGGCGCGGTCTCGACCTCCAATCCGGAATTCACCGGCAACGTCATCCTCACGAACTACAAGCCGATCGCGGGTTCGCACGGCAGCCTGGCGCGTACTCCGATCGCGCTGGCGCCCGCTAGCGATCTCGCTCGAGCGACCTCGTAGCCATGACGCTGAAAGAGAAGCTAGCGAGCGCGAAGGAGCGACACTCCCAGACCGTCGAGATCGACGACCTAGGAGCGGTTGAGTTCCGCGCCCTGACGTGGGGCGAACAGGCGGATGTTGAGCAAGAGGACGACCCAACCAAGCGGGCGTACCTTTGGCTCGCCGCTCTCGCCCGCGATCCCAAGAGCGGGGAGGCTCTTTTTGAGGCGACCGACGAGGGCTACCAGGCTTTTCGCGCGCTCCCCTTGGATCTGGCGGGAAACCTTCTACGGGCTTGCCGTGAGGCCCAGGAGAAAGGTCGAGCGAAAAAAAACTCTCCAGCCAAGAAAAGCTCACGTACGCAATCGCGAGCCGCCTAGGAATCGGCGTCCAGGAAGTCCGAAGGCTGCCCGCTGAAGAGATTCACGGGTGGCTTTCTTTTTGGGCTGAAGAGAAGCAGGAGAAGGAAGAGGCGGCTAAGAGAGCGGAGATGAAAGCCGAGTCCGATCGAATGAAGGGCGACCTCAAGAGGGCCGTACGATGACAATCGACGAACTTGTAGTCGGCCTAAGGCTCGACGCCTCCAAGTACAACTCCGGCCTGACCGCTGCCGAGCGCCGCTCGGGGACGTTCAAGACGAAGGCCGACTCGGCGGCGAAGTCCGCCACGGGAGTCGGCACGGCGGCGGCGCGGTCGGCTACCGGCCTCGGCAAAATGTCGGGCGCAAGCTCCGGCGTTAGTTCCGCTCTCGGCGCGATCGGATGGGGGGCGGCTATCGCCGGGGCTGGCGCAGTCGGCGGGGCCGTCGTCTCGATGTCTGCCGACTTCGAAGCCTCCATGAACAAGGTGAAGGCCGTCACCGGGGCAACCGGAACGACCTTCGAGGACCTGGAGCAGCAAGCCCTCACGCTGGGATCGACTACCAAGTTCTCCGCCTCCGAGGCCGCGGAGGGAATGGGCTTCCTCGGCATGGCGGGCTTCGACGCCAAAGAAATCATCGCGGCAATGCCAGCGGTGCTGGACCTTGCCGCAGCGGGGGCTATGGATCTCGGCACGGCGGCGGACATCGCCTCCAATGTGATCAGCGGGTTCAACCTAGAGGCCTCGGAGTCTGGGAGGGTTGCGGACGTTCTGGCGCTGACGGCGGCGAGCGCCAATACCAGCGTTACTCAACTCGGCCAGGCTATGAGCTTCGCGGCCCCCGTGGCCGCCTCCATCGGCGTCTCCCTCGAAGAGACGGCGGCGGCCATCGGCAAGCTATCGGATGCCGGTATCCAGGCGACGCGGGCCGGGACCAACGTTCGCGGCATGCTGTCCGGGCTGCTGGACCCGACCAAGGAAGCTACTGCCGCCCTGAAGGGAATGGGGCTCTCGCTCACTGACGTGGACGTGCAGGCCCAGGGGCTCCCCAGTGTCCTGGAGAACCTTCGCGGAGCCAACCTGGAAGCCTCGGATGCGGTGAAGATCTTCGGGCGCGAGAACGCGGCGGCGGCCCTGGTTCTGACCAACTCGCTCCCCGGCTACGACAAGCTCCTGGAAAAGGTCAAGGCCGCAGAAGGGTCCTCCGAGGACATGGCCAAGACCATGAGTGACGGTCTGGCGGGGTCGTTCAAGGAAGCCCAGAGCGCCGCCGAGGGGTTAGCCCTTGCGATCGGCGACAGCGGACTTACGGGGGCGTTGGAAGGGTTGACTGATGCGGGCTCGGAGTGGATTCGAGAGCAGACGACGATCGTCCGAATGGCCCAAGACTGGGTTCGGGATATCCGGGAAGCCGAAGGGCTCGTCAACAAGCTGAGGGCCGCGTTCTCGAACTGGGCTACGGTCTCGAAGGATGTTGAGCAGCGCATGGCCGAACTCGGTCCCGCGACCGCAGACGTAGCCCTAGAGGCCGCCAACGCGGAATTCGCCGCTACTCAACTCGCCGACGCCGAGAAGGCTGTCGAGGAAGCCACGAAGGGCGCGACCAGCGAGGCGAACAAGAACGCCAGCGCCGTCAAGAGCGCCGGGACCGCTGCGAAGGAAGCGGCTCCGAAGGTCAAGGACCTGGCCGACAGGTACGAGACGTGGATGGGGATGGACTGGGAGACCCTAGAGGACGGCTCCCTGATCCCCAAGAAGATCAAAGAGAACACGCCTCCGGCCACCGTCGCAATCGGCGAGCTAGCGGACGCCTACGGAGATCTCGGCGGGGCGCTAAAGCCTGTCGTGATCGATATGGAGAAGCTGGACCCGATTGTCGCCAACGGCCAGAAGTCGCTCGAAGACTACCAGAAGGCCGTAGACGACTCGGTGGTCTCGGTCATCGATCTGTCGGCCAGTATCGCGAACGTCGGGACAAGCGCCTTGGAGGCGCTGGTTAATGGTGGGTCTCCGATCCAGGCGGCCACGGACGTACTGAAAAACCTTGCGCTCAACGTCATCAATGACTTGCTGATCGGCGCTCTAAATAAGCTCCTCGGCAAGCTCAGCGAGGTCTCCATCGGATTCGGCAATGTCTTCGGCAGCGGCTCAAGCGGTGGGTCCATCTTCGGCGGTGGTGGCGGCGGTGGCGG